TGAAAAAGCTAAACCGACTGATGAACAACTTGATTCTTTAGAAGCTGAAGCAAATATAAAAGAGAATAATAAAAAAGCAATTCGTAATCGTTTAAAAGAATATCCATCTCTTGGAGATGTAGTAGATGCCATCTTCAAAAAAGAAGCAGGGGATTCTACCGAGTTTGATTCATTAGAAACAAAGCGACAAGCAACGAAAATAAAATATGCAAAGGAGAGCAGTTAGATGGCTTACATAGGCAATAGACCTGAACAAGGCAACGCAATTAAAGGAATAAGCTAATGGCAAGTGAATTAAAAGTCGATACGATTTCAGAAAAAACAGCCGCAGGAGGAGTTACCATTGACGGCACTCAACTAAAGGACACGAAAGTTTTTACCGATCAAGTCGATCCTAAAACAGGAACAGATTTAACTCTAGGCACTTCTGGTGATTCAATCTTAATTCCAAGTGGAGTTACGATAGCTAATAGTGGAACAGCTACAGGTGATTTTGGCGGTATTACAGAATGCGACCAATGGCGAATGACAGCAGAAACTGCTATGGGAAGTGGCTCAAGTTTTATTACTGCTAATTGGGAACGAAATGATTCAACTGGTTTTGAAAAAGTAGGAACTGGACTTTCAGAGAGCAGCGGAGTTTTTTCTTTTCCTAGTACAGGTAAGTATCTTATTAGTTTTCAACTTAATCTTTCTAATAGAAATGGTGGAACAAACAGAACTATGGGTTATGTAAGAAATGAAATATCTGTAACTATTAATGATAGTGCTTACACAAAATCAACAGAAACTAATGCTTCATTTGATGATTCTGGGAATGAATGGACTAGCAGTTGTTTTGCACAATTTTTCTTTGATGTAACTGATGTTGCAAATTGTAAATTTAAAGTTGGTTTAACAGCCGCAGATTCTTGTGCAATTTTAGGAGGCAGTACTTATCAAGGAACAGCCATCACAGTAACAAGATTAGGAGATACATAATGGCAGATAATAATGGCAGACCTAATCATATAGAAGATTATTTAGTTTCTTTACATAATGGAAGTTGGTATGGTTGGTCAGATAGTAAAAATAAAATTTATGCAAATTTAATTATTCATCCTAAAATTTGGAATACTTCTTATATAGGAAAAATTCACGAAGAAGGAATGATTAACAATCCTCATTCAAAACCAACAGAACAGGAATGTATTGATGGATTAGCACAAATGCAAACAGATTTTGATGATGCAAAAACAAAAAGAGAAACAGACAAAGCAAATGCAAATCAAAAGTTAAAAGACTTAGGATTAACTGACGATGAGATTAAAGCAATTAAAGGAATAAATTAATAATGGCAAGTTTAAATTCAAAAATTAAATTATACTTAGAAGCTAATTCAAAAATCTATAAAGATGAAATGAAGAACTATGTTTTATATAATGCTTCGGATGGAGCAGGAGATGTAATTCAATCTTGGAATGTAACAGGTTTAGAACAACCTACGGAAGAACAATTAAATGCTTTGGATTCAAATGCTGATACATTGGAATCAAACAATATTGTTGGAACAACTCGTAAAAAATTATATGGAGATATGGGTGACCAACTGGATATGCAATATTGGGATAAGGTTAATGGCACAACTTTATGGCAAGATATGATTGCTAAAGTTAAATCAGACAACCCTAAATCATAATGTATAAATATTTAAAAGATAAATTTCTGAATTTTTGTGAAACTTATGGAAGTTCCATAAGTAATTGGGCATGGCATAAGAGATGGAACCACGCTAGTAAAAAATGATAAAGAATGTTTAAACTAGACAACAAGGAATATGACGAAAGCAAGATTTCCGAGAAAGGCAAGACGGCCCTCTCACGCTTGCAGCAGATTCAAGCCAGCCAGAACAAGATCACTTTGGAGTTTGAACACAACAAGATACTGATAGACCACTACATGTCCATCTTGAAGGGGGAACTCAAAACCGATGCGAAAGATAATGTTTAGCTTGGCGATCCTCTCAGCTATGAATATCATGGGTTGCACAATGTATGATGGAATGTCCATGAAACCACATAAGACAACAATATCCACTAATACCTCTATGACCGATATTAATAAAGCTGATGACGATAAAGACCAGGAAAAACAAACACTAGGATTACAAATTAAGCAAGAATTTATCTGGAAAGACAATTAAATGAACGGACTTAAAGTATCTTTTGCTGTTGTGGCGTTTGTTCTTGTTCAGGGCATAGGCGTTATCTGGTACATTTCAAAACTCGATTCAAAAGTAGATCAGATGTACAAGAACTTTGAGGAAGAAAACAGAAAAGATGTAATAGAAAACCAAGTTAAGATGAAACTGGATTTAGAAAATCTTATAATAGATGTTAAAGAATTAACTAAAGATTTGAAGAAGATGCAATCCAAAGATAAAGAAATAGTTAAAACGAACCGTGAGATACAGAAGGAGCACCGCAAGCTATTTGATTTAATAGAATCAGGTACCTCTAACTCTACTTATTCTTATGGAGATTAAATCTAGACCCAGTTGTCCAGGATGTGGTTATCCCCGAGAAACTTGTATATGCGGTCATCCAGGACAATAAATGGCTAATAACAATAATAGGGTAGATGTAAGTGATAAGACTGCTATTTCTATGCCTATGCGTAACCTTATATCAATACTCGCAGCAGTCGCAGTTGGAGTATACGCTTTTTTCGGAATACAAGAAAGGCTTAACAATGTTGAGACGAGAAACACGCTTATGGAAGCCGACCTTGTAAAAAATACAGAGTTTAGAATAAAATGGCCTCGTGGAGAATTAGGAAGTCTGCCCGCAGATAGTGAACAGTTCATGCTTATTGAATACATGGACGGTCAGTTAACCAAAGTGCAAGCTCAGATTGAATCAATGATGCACAATAAAGTCAATATTATGAGGCTTCAGGAAGATATGAAAGAGGCTCGTGAAAATATCGAGAAGCTCAAGGATAAAGTCAGAGAAGCCAATGGGAATAACTAATGGTCGAATCAATCATAGCATTACTTATGTTCATAGGAATAGATTTAAAGGAGCATGTCCCTTATGACAGTCTATCAGAGTGTCTAAAGGCAAAAAGAATATCAGAGAGAAGCTCTGGTGTTGACGGCCCTCGTTTGGAATGTCGACCCGTGAAAGCGGAAACCGAAATCTGGGTAGAGGATAACAAAAAACATATTATAAGGATAATAGAAGATTAATACATGACAACAGGTAAAATTAAATGGTTTAATCCAACCAAAGGATACGGATTTATAGAGAATAGTGAGGGTGGTAAGGATGTTTTTCTTCATGTGTCTGCCCTGGAGGCAGCAAATATCAAGACATTGGAAGTCGGAGAGGAAGTTTCCTTCGACATCGGATCACATAACGAAAAGGAAAACGCAATTAACATTAAAAAGGTAGATGGTTAAGTTATGGTTTTTGATAGCACTCATGTCCTATCCCAACATTCCAGCCATTCACTACAGGGGTTTTGGAGGGTTTTTATCACAGGAAGAATGTGAAGAAAAAAGAATAGTTATAAAAAATAAAATTAAAGATATTGAAATAAAACTTGGTAGAATTGCTTATATAGAAACCTATTGCCTCGAAGTGGAGGCATTTGAAAGCCAACTAGATAAAAAGGAAGAACTCGATCTAGATAAAAAGGAAGAACTCGATAAGAAAAACAAAATAGGACTAGGGGTATAATATGGCTGACGAAAAAATCAACGAAAATGAGAAAGATATTATTCGCATCAACGGGGAACTTAAACTCATTAATCAGAAACTCGACAACCATGTTCATCACATAAGTGCCAAGATTGACACCATCTTTAAGATTGTTTGGACTTGTAGCTTTATGATCCTCGCATTGCTGTTACGGGCTATTTATAGCTTAATGGTAGGTTAGAGCCAAAAAAAAACCTTCATAGAGGGGTCAAAATTAAAGAAAAGTCGAAGGGGTGGTATGATTGCACCCCCTTAAATAGTTGACAAAAACCGATTTCATTTAGTAAAGAGATGAGAGTGAAAAAAATATTTATTCTTTCAGACCTACATCTTCCCTTCCAGCATCCTCAAGCATTTGAGTTTTTGGAAAAAGTGAAGAAGGATGTCAATCCTGATTGTGTAATATCCATTGGCGATATTATAGATTTGGCCAGCGTCCAGGTAAGTAGACCATCTGATCCGAATATAGATTCACCAGTATTTGAACTGGAGAAGGCACGCAAGGAAATTAAAACTTTAGAGAAGTTATTTCCCAAGATGCAGATATGCTGGGGAAACCATGATCTGCGATTGCTACGCAAGGCAGAGTTAGTGGGTATTCCTCGCTCCATGCTGCGGGATATTAATTCCATTCTTGAAGTACAAGCGAAGTGGACTTGGCATGACAAGATTGTCAAGACAATGCCCAACGGTCAGCCCGTGTACTTTACCCATAACTTCAAGAGAAACGCCTTATCAAGTTCAAAAGAATTAGGCTGTAGCTTTATACAAGGCCATTACCACACTGCTTTAAGCTGTGAGTTCTGGTCCAGTCCAACAGCATTAAACTTTGCACTCAATGTTGGCTGCTTAATCAACCCTAAAGCTGATGCCTTTCGCTATCAAAAGAATTTCATTAAGCGTCCCATACTGGGATGTGCTGCCATTATAGATTCATCACCACGGTTATACAGCATGTTGCTGAATGACAAGGGACGATGGGTTGGCAGGATATGAGAACAAAAACCAAAGACCCTATCGTTCAAAAGGTCATTGATAAAATGGCTAGACGATCTGAAATAGGAATTGTTAAGTACGGGAATACCATGCAATCTTCCAAGAAAAGTTTAAATGATTGGATAGATTCAGCAATCGAGGAAGCCCTCGATTTAGCGGTGTATCTGGAAAAGGTAAAGAGCTTGGTTGGTGCAAAGGTCAAAACCCATAGACATATAGATAAGGACCTTGGCGGTGGTGGCGGGAATTATTTTAAATATGGAGGAACAGACCCCGAATGAGTTACGACAATATTAAAGACAGCATAAAAACGCATGAAGGCTATCGGGATACCGTTTACCGTGACCATCTCGGCAACCGAACAGTTGGCTATGGTCATCTATGCCTGGACAATGAAAAGTGGAGCGACAGTAAAGTGTATCCACGCAAGGTTCTTGACCAGACATTTGACTACGATTTCAATATTGCCCTGAATGATGCACGCAAGCTCATCGTTGAGGACAGTATTCATCCAGACGCTTTTGCCTGCCTGATAAACCTTTGTTTTAATATTGGAGGTCCTAGAGCTAGCCGTTTCAAGAAATTGCTAATTGCCCTGGAAGATAAGAACTATCCTGAAGCATCAAAGGAAATGCTTGACAGTAAATGGGCTAAACAAGTACCAACTAGAGCAAATGAATTAGCAAAAATAATGAGGAACATTTAATGGTATTAGGAAAATTATTTGGTAGTGGAACAATTAAAGCAGTAGGAAATATTGTTGATGAATTATACACCTCTGAAGAAGAAAGAGAACAAGCTAAACTAGCCATTAAAAAAGTTGAAGCAGAATTAAAGAAAAGACAAATGGATATTAACCTTGCTGATGCTCAAAGCAAAGCAGGAGGAATATCAGGAATGATACAACGCATCTGGAGGCCTCTCATTGGTTTCAGTTGTGCATTAGCTATCTTTTGGGAATATGTATTAAAACAATTTTTAATGTTTCTAATTGCTACATTTAATTGGGAAACTAAACCATTACCTGAATTGGATATGGGAACACTTATGCCTTTAGTTATGGCTTTACTAGGT